TTACTAATCCTCCTATTATTAGGGGGATTTTTTTTATTATATAAATTAACACATAAAAACAAATTTTAAAAAAATGAAAAACACAAAAATTTACAATGAATTGGTTCAAAAGATGAGAACCTTCTTCCAGGCTAAAGGTTTCTTGGAAGTTCCAGTACAATCAAGATTATCAATCTTAGCGGCATGTGAAAATCCACATAGCATCACAACATTTGAATATTCTGGAGAAGTTTGGCCTCTACCTCAGACAGGTCAGATGTGGTTGGAGTATGAATTATTACAAAATCCTGAGTATCCTGGAGTATATTGTATTTCAACATCATACAGACAAGAAAAAACGCCAATACCTGGAAGACACGATTTAATTTTCCCTATGTTTGAAGTTGAAACTAAAGGTACAAAAGAAGATATGGTTAAACTTCAAGCTGAAATGTTGGAATATCTTGGTTTTGATACACCAAAAGTTGTTGATTATAACCAACTATGTGAACATTACGGAACAGAAATCCTTGAAGCAGAACACGAAACTAAAATGTGGGATGAAATCGGTGATTCAATCTCCCTTCAAAACTTCCCATTAAGAACAAACCCATTCTGGAATATGCAAAAGGGTGAGGGTGATAAATTCCAAAAGGTTGACGTAATATTATTTGGTCAAGAAACAATTGGTTCTGCTGAAAGAAGCTGTGATAAAGAAAGTATGAAAGAAATGTTTTACACAATTGAAGGTGGAAACTACGCTGGAAAACTTTTTGAATTATTTGGCAAGGAAAGAGTAGAAAAAGATTTGGAAGATTTCTTATCTTTGGACTTCTTCCCAAGATTTGGTTGGGGTTGTGGTATGACCAGATTGGCAAGAGCGTATGAACTTAATCTTCAAAAAAAACTTAGTGCTGAAATCGCTTAATTATGGCAAAAAAACAAAATCCTGAACCCATTAATACTGGAACTACTAAATATGAGGTTGTTGTTGATGGGGATGATATTATTCAAATATGGAAATACGACAAAAGAATTAGTAAAACACCATATGAAATAGAAAATATCTATAAAGGAGAACCAAAATTTAGTAAATTAAAAAAGGGGTCGAAATAGACCCCTTTTTTTATTCTTTATCACCTTCTTTATATTTTTCGTCATTAAATTCTTTTAAATTATTTTTTATACTCTTTCCAAAATTAACTAAATCTAAAACGTGACGTATAAGTCCTTTCCCAAACATTACTTTCCAATTCTCATCAATTGATTTCATTTCAGCATAAATTAAACCCAAACTAATTATCTTGGTTGATAGATGTTGTATGGGTATTAAATATTTAACAAATTCATTTAGTAAAAAAACATCCAACATAAAAAACAACAATATCAGTGAGGTATACCCAATTAATTTTGGAACAAACCCTCGTACAAAAGCTCTTGAAGTCCATCTAATTTTAGCCCCCTCTCTACGTTGTTTAATTATCCTACAATAAGCTGTAATGATATCAAGTAATACAAATCCTAGGACAACCAATAATATTCCAGCAGAAGGGGCAAAAAACGTCAAAATCGATAACCAAAATCCAAATAATCCCTCTTTGACAGTTTCAAATAAATGCTTCATATATATTTTTTCTTTTAAAAGTAAATAGTTTTTATTAAATTTAACAATTATAAATATCTAAATTCGAATAAAAGTTGGTATTTATCCCTCTTTGTCTTTACCAGAATACTTAACCCCCATTATTGTACCTATAATACTAAATGCGTTGGTTAAAAGAATACCTAACATATTTGACCAAGTAGACCCAATCATTTGAGTATCTTTATTTATTACTAATGCTAAAATATACATAAAAGTGGTTATAACCCCAATCGAAATAATGACACCTAAAGCTATCTTTACAATATTACCAATTAGCTCTGTTTGTGTTTTCTTTTGTAATACATCTAAATCATTAATTGCCATTGTTTTAGCCTCCTCAGCCCCAATTCTAGCCAATTCTGACTTTGCCATTTCTTGTTGTAATTCCAAACTTATTCTCTCGTTATCTAGTTTCCATGCAATTAGTTCTCTATTCTGAACTTCAAAGGTAATTTTAGCATCTTCAACCTCTTTAAATGTTAATTGAAGTTCTGACATTATCCTTTGATTCTCAGCATTAACTTCAAGTAATTCTTTATTCTTTTCTTGAACTTGTTTTGTTATTTCTAACCTCTTTTTTCTTGTCTCTTTGTCTTTTTCTTTACAATTCTCAACATATTTGGCAAAATCAGAATCATCTGAAGTGTCAATAATCTTCAAAATATTTCCCTCTAACCCAATATTTTTCTTTTCGAGTAAGTTTATTAACTCTTCCTTAGTTTCTTTATTTAATTTCATTATCTATATACCTTGAATGGAGCAGTTCTCGTTTTATATCCTTCATAATCTTTTTTAAATTCTTCTAACCTAGGTTCAATGTCATCAGATTTTATAATCCAAAATTGAGCTCCAGCTTGAACAGCTTTCGCTTGTTCTTCAGGTTCATTAGAAGAAGATATAATCCCTATAACCACATTATTTCCATACTCAAAGTTAATTTTTCTAATCAATTCTATACCATCAAAGGAAGAACCAATTATATTTAAATCAACGAATACACACTCAGGTCTATCTGAAAAATCACCTTGTAACCATTTTTGAAATAGTTTTGCTGCTTCATCAGAACTATTTAACGATTTAAGTGAAAGACTAATATCCAATAAAGAACATGCGTCTTCAAATACTAAATGGAACAAGTCCTCATCATCTACCAACATTAACGTATCAATCATTTTAATTTTTTTTTATTTTAAGTTTATTTTCATTTTAGTACCAATTTCATTTTTTTCACAAGTAATTTCAAATCCGTGTTCTTCTAAAATTGCAACACAAATATTTAAACCTAACCCTGTACCACTCTCTTTTTGTCCTTCTTTTCTAGTGTAAGGTTTTGATAAATGTTCAAAGTCTTGTTGAGTAATACCTCTACCATTATCTTGTATTATTAAAATATCACCCTCCATAAAAATCTTAACAAATTTTGTGTCAGAGTCGTTATATTTCAAACCATTTCGTATAAGATTATCAATAGATGTACAAAACAATGACTCGTTCACATCTTTAGTTATTAGTTCATCGATATGAACCTGACTTTTGTATGAAGTTGTTGATAAGTAACTATCTAAAATACTTTTTAAATTACATTCTGTTTTATTTAATACAACATCTTTTTTAACTAAGTTTGTGAATTCATAAACACCTCTATAAACTTTTTGTGCGTGAGCCAATCCATCTTTAATCATTTTAAATGGTGCGGATATTTTTAAATCCTCTATTTGTTCAAGTGTTAATCTTCGTTCTAAAGAACTAACACCTCTAGGTATGTATGTATTAATACCTGAGTGCATATCGTGTCTGAGAATCTTAGCTGCGTGTTCTAAATAGGTGTTCTTTTTCTCAATCTCAATAGATTGTGTGATTCTATCAGTTATATCTGTTGCAATTTTCATTACTCTTTGTACTTTACCATCAACCCCAAATACTGGATTATATGACGCTTGAATCCAAACTTGTTTTTTATCTTTAGTAAACCTTAAAAACTCATCAGTAACATAAACACCACTTCTCAACAATTTCCAAAATTCTTTATATTCGGGAGATTTTGAATATTCCTTTGAAACAAAAATTTTATGATGTTTACCTTTTAATTCTTTTTCAGAATATCCCATTTTTTCACAAAATAAATTATTGGCAAACATAATTTTACCATCCAAATCGAATTCAATAACCATATTGGATGTATTAATTGCAGTCATTCTATTTCTAATCTCAATTTCTTTTTGCTTAACCTCCGTTACATCATATCTGATTGACATATAACCTAAAAATTTACCATTTTCATCAAAATCCCCCTTTATGTAAGAATCAACCCAATATAATTCACCATTTTTTGTTTTATTCGTAACAACTTCATTCCAAATTTTCTTCTCATTAACAACTTCTCTGTACATATTAGTCCAAAAATCCTTTGGGTGTCTTCCAGAATTCACTATACTATGGTCTTTACCTTTTACCTCATCTAAACTCCATCCTGACACTTCCTGAAACTTTTTATTTACATAAGTTATTCTACCTTTGTTATCTGCTTTAGATACTAAAACCGAGGTATCAACAAACTTCTCAAATTCTTGTAAGTTATCTTTTAGGATATTACTTTCCTTAACTGAATATGCGAATGAATAAAGTGAAGATAACATTTGTGCAAAATTAACTTCCAAATCAATCCAATTCCTTAAGGTTTCACTCTCAATACACACAACACCAATAACATCCCCTTTATACATAATTGGGACATCTAACATAGATTTAATACCAAGTGGTTTTAAGTAACCTTCAGTGAAACATGAGGTTGCAATATGGGTTTCCGCGTCATTAGCAATTATTATTGGTTCAATTTCCAATTGTTCAAAATAGAGGTTAAAATCCTTTTTGAACATTTCAGACCCACCATACCATTCGTTCTCCTTTTGTATATATAATTGTTGACAGATAATTGAAGTTTTATCAGAATTATACAACCAAATAGAACATCTATCAGCATTAATTGATTCTGTCACTTCTTTTGTTAATGTTTTTGCCCCTTCTTTAATATTACCTTGGTAAAATAATGGATTATGCGATTGTGAAATGAGAACTTTATTAAGATTCTTTGAATATTTTGTTAAAAAAATATTATGTTTTAGTTTTTTGGTATATTCCTTAACCAAAATTAAAAAGAATGGTAAAAAAGTAATAAAACAAGAAAATTCAAATATGTTTATCAGTTGACTATTTCTTATCAAGAAAAATGTTGAGATTGTCTTCAAAAGAAGAAAGGTAGTCATTATTAAAACTGAAAAGTAAAGTGTAAATCTGAATTTCTGTGTCATTTTTTAAAATTTTTTCATTAATAAATATAGAACATAACACATTATATAATATTTATAAAAAAAAACTATAAAACTATGTTAAAAATTGGATCACAAGGAGCTTTAGTAAAACTCCTACAAGAAAAATTAGGTGTTACTGCAGATGGTGCTTTCGGACCTGGTACTGAAAAAGCACTCAAAGAATGGCAAACTAAAAATGGTTTAGTTGCTGATGGCGTTGCAGGTCAAATAACTTTGGGTAAAATGGGAGTATCTCTTCCAAAAGTCGAAAAAGAGACATTAAAATTAGAAAAACTAAAAGGTCAAATACCTGATGCTGTAATTTCTGAAATCGCAATGATTGCTGATAAGTTTGGAATCATCACTAATTTGAGATTATGTCACTTTTTGGCACAATGTTCAACAGAATCAGGTAATTTCAAAGCTGTTTCTGAAAATCTTAATTATTCTAAAGATGGATTGTTAAAAATATTTCCAAAATATTTTCCAGGTGTACTAGCTGAGTCATATGCCCACCAACCTGAGAAAATCGCTTCTCGTGTTTATGGTAGTAGATTAGGAAATGGTGATGAAACAACTAAAGAAGGATGGAAATTCCGTGGTCGTGGTTATATCCAATTAACTGGAAAACAAAACTATCAAGTTTTCTCTGGTTTTATTGGTGAAGATTGTGTTGCTAACCCTGATTTGGTTGCTACAAAATATCCTCTAGGTTCTGCCGCGTTCTTCTTTAATAACACAAGCCTTTGGAATGTATGTGATGAAGGTGCGTCTGAAGAAGTTGTAACAAAAGTAAGTAAAAGAGTGAATGGTGGTTATAATGGTTTAGACCACAGAAAACACGAATTTAAAAGATTTGAAAAACTATTGTTAGTTTAAAAATAAAACCCCACCTTTTTAGTTGGGGTTTTTTTTATTATAAGAATACAAGTTCATTGGTTTCTTGATTCCAATCCACAATTAATGGTTTATTACTATAAGCGTATTGTTCATTAAGAACTGATGCGTTTATATAATGAGTATCACCATCAAATACGTAGCCATATCCTGAGTGAATGTGACCACAAACGTGAATCTTTGGTTTAATTTCTTTGATTCTATCAACCAATAATTCACAACCTAGATGTTCAGTTCTACCAATAACTTGGTCAACATAACCATAAGCAGGTCCGTGAGTAATCAATATGTCAGTATCAGTTGGAATATTATTCCATCTACGTTTCAGTTCCTCACCTTTTCTTGGTAGATTAAATGCCCAATCAAAGAATTCTGGTTGCCAAGGACTACCATATATCTTCACAGGTTTTTCATCCCCAATTTGGACTTCTACTGAACTATCTCTTAGGTATTCAAAGTTCTTATAGGTATTTAATATTTCTTCGGTACGTCTAGGTATTAGAACACTCCCATGAACAAAGAATGGTTCTCTATCTATGAAACCCCAATCGTGATTACCAGCAATGAATACTTTGAAATCGTAATCCAATCCATCAAACCATTGACAGAAATCTTGTATCTCGTGTTTGTATCCCATTGAAGATATATCTCCTGCATGAATTAAAAGATTACCTCCAAGTAAATCCTTCTCAATTAATTTATGTTTGCTATGTGTATCAGAAATAAATGTTATTTTCATTTTTTTTTAAATTATGAAGTTTTTTTGTAAAGATACTAATATTTATTGTGAAATAAAACAGCAAATAAAAAAAATTAAAATAAGAACATTATGAAAAGAATTGTAAGATTGACTGAATCTGATTTAGTTAGATTAGTAAAAAGAGTTATCAATGAAGGTGTATCAAAAGGTCCTGAAATGAATAACAATGAAGCCGATTACATTAGAATTAAAGTTAATAGTAGTGGTGTTAAATATATAGGTGATTCTTTTGAAGTACTTAAACCATTTACATTATTATTTGTAGTATCACCTGAAGGTTCTGGGGGTCAATTTGCACAAGAATATGCACAAACGAAAACGGCTCAAAAAACACCAATTAGATATACTGTAGGTGATAGTTTAAATGTAGTATCATCATCTGAACCAATGATGAGTAGACAATTTTCAGTAATTGCGGCTAAGACTGAAAGCGGTGCCCCAATTCCTTTTACTGGTAGTCATCCAAATGACCCAAAAGGTATTATCGCAGCAAGAAGTGCTGGTTTACATTATTCAGATAAACAATTAAAAGGGTCTTCTAAATATTAAAAATTATAATTTATAAAAAATATTAAACCCCCAATTACTTGGGGGTTTAATTTATTCTACATATATGGTATTTTTATACAATTCACCATTCTCGTTATCCCCAAGATTATCAATTTTATATATTTTACATAAATGTTTTTTACAATTTGTTACTTTATAAACAATGTAAAATTTACTATCACTATCCTTGATATCATATACTTTAACTAATTCATCATCTGAGAATAATTCATAGTCAAATTTTAAAAAGAAAAATTCAGCCCTAAATGAGTTTGGATTTTCATACATCAGTAAATTGTCATAATAATTTATTACAATTTTTGATTTAATTTTTAACGTGTCAATACTTAACATTTCCTCACAATAAAATTTTTCAACTTTAGTAACCTCTAAAGTGTCGTTAATATATTTTCCATACATAGTATCGACAAGATTTATTGAGTTCAAAATATCTTCATCAGTTTGACCAAAAACAAGAATAGGAAGAACTAAAACTAAAGACAAAATTAGATTTTTCATAGTGTTTCGTTTTTATTTGTTATTAAATTATTGACATCACAAAAATACAACTCTACTCGTTATTTCCAAAACATTTGGGTTTTTTTTAAAAAAAATTTAATCCCACCATCCACGCATTCCTGTTCCATCAAAAATATCATCCCAATTCCCTTGATTTTCATAAACACTTGGATGTTGACCTTTTAGTATTTCCCAAAGTTCATTCCATTCTATTTCTTCAAGCACTCTAATTCTTTCAAAATATTTACGTTTGAACTCTTGTTCTTCTTCAGAATCTTTATCTACCATTTCCAAGAAACCTGGTTTATCTTCAATAGGTATAAAATCATAATTAAACCCACTTAAACCTCTTCCCATTTCTTTTTCAACGATATCAAAGTATCTATCTTCACGTATGTTTTTAATTATCTCAACAACACGTCTCATTTTAGCCACTTTCTTCATTTTACTGTGTTCAATTTCGATACCTTTCTTTTCAACACCTTTAGCAATATCATTTACACCTATTTCAATGAAATCTAAAGTACCACTATAATCCCACCAATGATGATTCCACAGAGCTTGTCTGAATTTGTATATATTCCTAAAGAAATTAGGTAAATCTCGCATTAAAAATCGTTTGGTTCTTCCAAACCAAGTATATGAGTAAGACATTTTGAATATTTTTTATTTAGAACAAAAAAATTTGAGAAATTTTTGAAAAAAATGATTTGTTTTTTCTCAATTTATATGATTTTGATTTAGTTTCTTTATTAAAATTACTAGTTAGAGTAGTTTTACTAACTTCACTTATATCTTTACCCCATTTTTTGAGATATAGTTCATAAAGTTTTTTAGTGGTCTCGACTTGATTTGGATTTTCACAAGAATCCAAAACTGTCATAATCCAAGTATACTGGTTGTATGGTCCTTTTCTGTTCATAATGACTATAAGTTTAATGGGTTAGTTAATAATCATCACAAAAGTATGAAAAGAACTCCAAATAAAAAAATTATTTGATATAAAAATCCAAGAATTTTTTCACAACTAGATTTAAAGGAGGTTCAATTTCATCCATATGGATATTCATTTGATTTGACATTTCATTCTTATATAATTCTACTTCAGAATCATTTTCAGTAGTTTGTATTAAATTAACCAATTTTTTGAATCCACCAATTTGTAGTATTGTATATACTTTTGGGTCATAACTCAAAAAATTAACTATTTTTTCTTTTAATTCTTTTTTATTATTGAGATATCTAAAATATTCGGTAATTTCTTCCCCAAACACATCAGTATATTTGACAACAAAATCAATTTTATTTGCTTTACCATCAGTTAGATTATGGAACATAAGGTCATTACTTACATTAAAAATTGTTTTAAGGTATTCAAATAATTCTTGATTTACATCTCCATAATGTTTATTAAGAATTCTTCTTCTTTCGTTTTCCGATATTATTATTTTTTTCATAATTAAATTGATTATCTATTTAAATATAAATATTTTTGGTTAATGAAAAAATGTCTAACACTATTAATGAATAAAGTTTTAATTGAAGAACTTGAGAACCTATATGGTAAAGGAAGTAATATTGAAATTAGTTCAATAGTTGTCGCGTCAAGACACAATGAAACGATAATAAGTTATAAATTATTTTATACCAATCAAGAATATTTGTTAGAGACAATGAATGTAGGTTCTGATTTTTTAATGGAAAAATGTTGGGAATTAATGGGGTATCCAAAAACAAAATTAATTTTAGCCTGTTCAATGCAAATGGTTGATTTATAAAAAAAATAAAATTATCATTAAATAAAAATTACAAAATGAAAAAAGTGCAAATTGGTGACACCGTTATAGTCAATTACACAGGAAAATTGGAAGATGGGACTATTTTTGATTCTTCCTTAAATGAAGGTCGTGAGCCTCTTAAATCAACATTAGGCCAAAATCAATTAATACCGGGTTTTGAACAAGGTTTACTTGATATGAGTATTGGTGATAAAAAAACAATTGAAATTGAGGCCGAGAATGCTTATGGACATCATAACCCAAATATGATAACAACTGTGAATAAATCTCAATTCCCAGCTGATGTTAAAGTTGGTGAAACTATGCAAGGTATGACTGAAAGAGGTCCTATTGTTGTAAAAGTTATTGATGTTTTGGAAGATACAATCACAATTGACGCTAACCACCCATTGGTTGACCAAAAATTAATCTTTGAATTAGAACTCCTTGAAATCGTAGAATAATTTTATTCGTACAAAACTTTGTTTTTTTGGGGAAATTGGATTTCAAATTTTTTAACTAATGAACCTGATTTTGCGTTTGCTTCATCCTCGTTTCTACCACCAATTTGTTTTCCTATTTCCCTATTTAAACAATTTATTTGATATTCATGTACCCATTCATGAGCAATAGTCTTCAAAATATCTCGATTAAGTCTATTTTTGGTTAATACATTTATAATATTATGACTAGGGATAGAATTTCCAGTTGTCATATTTGGTACTCTTTCAGATAAACAACAAATTATTATATCATTTTTTAATGGTATTTCCTTATACAAGAATTTTATGAAATCCTTGATTAAAATGTAGTCTTCTTTTCTAAGACTTTTGTCACTTTTAATTAATCTAATTTTCATTTACCCTATACAAAAACTATTATCTCCAAAGGAATGTATATTTTTATCCTTATATGTGGCAACAAGTGGTAATCCACCTTTACTACATTTAGTTATCTTACTTTTATCAACTAAATCTTTAATTTTAACTATTTGGTCAGTTGTCAAAGTTGTATTTTGTGTTTGGGGTGTAGTTGTATTAACTTGTGTTTGTCCTGATTGTGGTGGAGTAACTTGTGTTTGTCCTGATTGTGGTGGAGTAACTTGTGTTTGACTTGTTGTAGTACCTGTTTGAGCTACCCCACTATTCGTTGTTGCTTGTTCTCTCAAATATTTTTGTTCTAAGAGAATGTTCACTAGTTTAATATTTTTTAATTTATTACCCATTTGAATATTTTTCAACCTTTATTTATTAAAATAAACTCTTGATTTTGTTCATTATTTCAAATTGTTTTCTTTCCAACATCATAATTTTATTACTCGTGGTTTTATCATTGTCCATATTTTGACTTTTTAACAAACTAATTTCGTTAAATAATTTTGTATGTTCATTTAATAATTGACCATAAAGTTGACCTTTTTCTTCTTCTCTCATAAATACTTTAAATTTGATAAGTTTTATTTTTTAATGTTTTTTTTATTTCATCATCGTAATTATATAATTCATACATCTCAATGATTTTACCAATGTGTTGCCAATAATCAATACCACCATAACCTTTACAATTTTCAATCCAATATTTCCAAGGTTTTCCTACGGCATGTGGGTAAAATTTTTTTAGAAATAAAGCATGGTCTTCAAACGATTCTTCAAAACTATTATATTTTCTCCATTTCACACCAGATTCACTTTGAAAATAATCCCCAAGATATAATTCCTTGTAATATTTCATCCCAAATAAATTATTAGCTAAAATAGCCAAATCAGATTTACCTCCACCACTCTCAGCAATTGCTTGTGCGAATTGAATACTCACAGGGATACCGTACTCTAAATGATGAAATATTGCGATTTCCTGATACTTCTCACAAAATTCAATAAAAGGGTGGTTAATCTGCTTTTTTTCTTTGCTCGTGACAAATTTTGCAATCACTTTATTATCTGTTTCAAATAGTATTGAACTTGTTTCTTGTTTTATTGTTTGACTCTTATTTCCATATATTAGACAACATAATAATAACACAACTAATAATTTCTTCATAATTATTTTTTTTAGGAAAAGATATCCAACACTATATTATAATTACTAATGTTGAAAAAGAAAATACAAATAGATAATTGTATTTCTTAATTTTGGATTTAACCTACCTTTTAAAAGTCTATCCAAATTATCTTTTATTTTTATTTTACATACACGTAACCAGTTTCATCTTTAACTAGTCCTTTTTCTTTAAACATATTTTCTAAAGATTTTATTTTATTACTATCTTTGACTTCAATCCATTTAGTATTGTCATCATCAACTTTTTTTGAATAAAATTTACCACCAATGAATTTATAATGAATGGGTTCGTCAGCCCAACCAGTTGGTTTTCCAAAAGTACCATTTATTCTATAATCACTACTTGGGGGTATTCTATCTAACCAATCTACTTGATTTTTAATGTCTTTTTTATATTCTTTTGTTTGATATTTTAATGGTACGGGCATATTGGGTTTCCAACCCATTAAAAATGGTGATGCTTCTTTATCTTTCATAGCATTAACTAATAAAATTTCATCTTCTTTAGTTTTAGCTCTAAAAAAAGTTTTTAATTGAACAGGTGTAAACCCAAGATTATTACTGAGTTCATATAAAGTTTCACCAACAACATCATCAAATACCGGATCATGTAAATATTTAGCAGCTTCATATGTTCCTAAAGTTGTTGTAGTTGCTACAAGATTTTTGAAGAATTTAAATTGTGCGGCTCTATCAACATAATATAATGTTTGTCTAAATCGTGCGTCCAAAACATTGTTAGCCTGTGATATTAAGTATTTTTCAAAAGCTAATTTTCCTTCTTTTGTTGCTAATTGTTTTGATACTTCATTGACTAAATATTTTTCTTCCGCATTTAAACCTTTAATTCCACTTTGACCTAATTTTTCACCTAACTTAATCATACCAGCTTCACCATATCTTGCAATAAGTGGAATTTTTGAAGCTATTGAGCCGATTAAAGGTATTACTGATAATGTAAAAACTAATGATGCCGTCCTTGTATCCCCATAGTCATACCATTGTTTGGCATCATATATACCAATAGTCGCAGAAATACCGGCGGCGGCCAAAGGACCAATCCAAGGAATTAAAAAAACACCAAATTGTAAAATTGTTAACATCATACTTGTGTCCCTTCTAACTTTATACGCCAATTCTTCAGGTGTCATTTCATATGTTGAAAAAGCACCTTTACCTCCAGGAGTAGCATTTGACCATTGATATTGATATGGGTTATTCTTCGTGAACTCCCAAAGTTTACCTAAAGTTTGGGATTGTATTGGATAATTCCAAGCTCTCTGCATATAAATGTTTTTATACCCATCCGAAGTTTTTGCATTTAAATCTAAATCTAACCAAGTTGCAATATCTTTAAAATTAGTATTCACCCATAGTCTAAACTCATCCCCTTCCGTATTATTTTTAAATGGGGGTGTTTCATTTATTTTAATTTGATTCCACGGAATGCCAGAAAATTTTGCATAATTTTTTATTGCGTCAATCTCACTCTGAGAAAGTTTTGGTTTACTATTTTTTGGATAATAGTCAGACACATTTGAACTCCAAGAAAAACTTGGTGTTGTTTGTTCAAACAAATATGGTTTCATTGGAGTTTTATGATGTAACTCCAGTATCCTTTGTTTTTCTTTATTCAATATTTTTATCATAATAAAATTTTATTTATAAATACTTAACTTACAGTATTAGGGTCAATTTTATTTGGTTGTTGTGGTAAATACTTACCAATCTTAGAACTCTTTATATTCTTTTGGTCAGTTTTAACAAATTTGGTATTTAATTCGTTAATAAATGACTCTAATGGAGGAAAATCTTGTGATACCCAATAACCCAATATGTACGGAACATTACCATCGTCATTATTTAATATTGTTTTTTGGTTATCATTGAAGTATTTTATAAAGTCTTGTTTTGTAAAATTAGTTCTATTTGTATTACCTAATAGATATAATCTAGTTCCTTGAATTCTTGACAATAGCTCACTATTATTTCCCCTAAAATAACTTTCATCCCAACCATCATAAGCTATTCTTAATATAGCAGTAACAATTTGTTTAGTCCTTTTAATATCAAACCCTAAATCATTGGCAATTGAATTTATTTTTTTATCATCAATTTTTAATTGTAATAACTTATCTTTATCTTGTATTTCAGTGTTGTTATAAATTTCTTTGTTTTTATTGTAACAATCATCACTCCCTCTAAATTGAGTTATTGATTTATTTGGAGTCATTGGTTTTATGTAATATAACAAATGTTGTATTTCGTGAACTAATGTACCTACCCAAGCATCATTAGTCCTATCAGCATTTAATAAATTAACATTTATTTTTGTTAAATCATCTGAATGCACACAACCATTAATACTCTGTTCAGGGTCAGGACATCCATCAGCTCTAACACCACTATTAGTCGTATAATTCGTAACAGTTTGAGAAATTTGAAGAAAAATAGCTAGTTTAACATTATTGACACAATTCAAATACCGATTAAACCAATAATCAACAGTAAAATCAAACCAAATACCATTTAATTTTTTAAATTTAATACGAGTTTCAGGATTATTTAACCATTTACGCCACCAATTTTTCGCCTTTTCTAATAAAGGTTGCAATCTATTATAAAATTCAACACCTTCTGGTGGTAGTTCACGGTATGGTGTACCATCAGGATTAGTATAATATCTATCCCTATTTTCACTCGCCATATAATCTACACCATATTGTAAGGCTTTTTTTAAATTTTCCTTATTAAATTTTTCATTCCGATAAATGTCACCTAATGTTTTACCTTGCCAATTGTCCAACTTTGATGCCATAGGATAATTCCATGTCCTTTGTATGGTTGTGTTATTATAACCATACGGAATTGTTGCCTTTTCACTTAACTGTAAATGTGTTGCAATATTCTTGAAGTTAGTATTAACCCATTTCCTAAACTCATCACCCTCAATATTATTTTTTAATGGGGTAGAACTCAATTTGATTTGTTCAATTGGTACAAGTTGTGGTGCGGGTAACAATTGTTCAAACAAATATGGCTTCATTGGGGTCTTATGATGTAACTCCAATATTCTTTGTTTTTCTTTATCTGATATTTTTTTCACACTATATTTTTTAAATAATCAAAGAACATATTTCCAGCACCTTTTAATTTAGTAAATAAATCACCTTCATCTTCGGCCTCAACCTTAGCAATACCATCTTTATCTTTATTACCAAATATATTTTTAAAAGTTTTCGTTACCCAATTATAAAAACCTCCAGATTCACCTTCATCTGATTTTGGACTTTTACCAATAGATTTTTTTAATACATCAATTGGGTCTTCACCAGTATAAAATCCACCTGAAGTCTTGTAAATATTATAATGAACGTGTGGTGCAGTTCCTTTAGCATTACCACTATCTCCCAAAGTACCAACTTCATCCCCAGCGTTAACAAACTCACCATCTTCAATTGTTCTTGAATCTAGATGACCTAACCAATGAGAATAACCAGTTTTAGGATCTTCAATAATAACAGTATTTCCATTACTGTTATTATGTTTTGCAATTCCATCAACTGGGGCTAAGACTGGTGTACCTCTTTTTCCAAAAATATCAACACCCCAATGTCCTTTCATGTGTCCACCAACACCAGCATAAGTTGGTGTTTTAGAAAAATCAGTATTGGCAGTACCCATAGGATTACTAAAATTATCCCAATCTTGATCCCACCCAATATTATATTCATTTCCTTTTATTGGAAAAGTTTCTAATTCTGGAAGACTCTCACATAAACCATATTTTTTTCTTATTTCTCTTTTTTCAGACTCAGTAATTATTAATTTTTTCATATTTTTTTTATTATAAATATATTAGCACAAATAAAAAATCCCCAATTACCTTGGGGATTTATTGTCCATATCGTTAATGACACGTTTTATTATTTTCTATTCTCATTTATTTTATACTTCACCATATGGGATTACTTTATATATTTTATTCCCATATGTTTTTTGAAACCAATTTTTTAATAACTTATCAAATGTTTTTTTAGGAAAAAATATCTTAACATCTTTTAACTCAATATTATTATATAATAGATTATATTCATTGTTATCATTTGGTTCACCCAAACTAAATACAAACCAATCATTCTCCCAATCTTCATCTATATCCAAATAATAATTTTCCCTATCATATGTCTCGTTAGTATCCTCATCCCAAAACTCCCTAACAGAACTAGTTATGTTACTATATGGTTTCATTTTTTCATCAAAATCATCCTCCAAAGTTTCTTTACCCTCAGTTATTTTTTTTTTGTTATACATCTTGTTAGTTAACCCATCCACAATATATTCATCAATAACTTCCCACATTTCAGTATAATAATCATCATCAGATATGTAATCAGGCTCAAATTCCCATTCATCAGCCCTACCAGAAGAATATTGAGATAGTCTTCCAGTTAATTCAAAAAAACTACCATCATCCAATGATTTCATTAATGTGACATCATATTCATCACCATCCTTTTCATATTCAACTTTAGCGGAAAATTCTTTTTCAAATTTGAATTGAGCATTATTATATCGCCAAGGTAGTTGTTCTCTTATCTTTGAAAGATAATCATCATAAAAATAAGTTTTTTCACCCTCCATTAAGATATAAATTGTTCCACCCTTAATCTCAACATCTTTATACGACCCATCCAATAACTCATCACAAATTTTCTTAACCTCATTTGTGAATACATCATCAAATGATGAACCCAATTTTTTTATAACAATGTCCTCACCAAAATTTTCAAATACGTGTTTCAATCCAAATTCTTGAATTAATTCTTTCATCTTTTCTTTAGAAGACTTATCCTCCAATATTAATCTAAACTGACGTTCAGTTATTATTATTTTCATACTTTTGAAAAATACACATTTCCTTTAGGTTTATTCATAAACGAATTTATATTTAATTCACATCTATATTCTATTTTTATATCTAAGTCATCATTTTCAAACACATAGTTTGTTGCAAATATCTCCGGGATTTGTTTGTAATATTCGTCTAACTCAGCTTTTAGTTGTTTTGTCTCATCAGTCCTATTATTTTTACTATCACTAAGACTTAAAAGAAAAAAAGTAGAATAATTGTCATCCTCCTTCCATACATCTAACCAATATTTTCTAATTTTTGTTTCAGGTGTAAGTGTTCCGTTATCTAAATAAAACTCATTAACTTTATCCAAATCAACAATCAAATCGATATATATCACCGAAGCATATCCCTTAGCCATTTCTCCTAACTCCCACCCAGTAATAAAATCATAATCAGCAGATAATGCCTTAACTGCCATATTAATACCCTTAATCTGTTTATTACTAAAGTTTTCGTTAATTCTATATGATTTCATTTTTATTTATAAATATATCAAAAAAGAGGTTTAAGAATTAAATAAATCAATTTCAGCTTGTCTTCGATTGGACACACCTTGAGTCCCAATTGTATTATATGTCTTAATTAATTCAGCCGCCTTCTTATCATTACCCTTTTTTAATTCTTTTAAAAATGCGGACTTCCTAACATTACCAATTCCAGAATTAAACGACAATGATACCAACGCATCAAATTGTCCTTGCGTTACCATATACCCTGGAATTTTTTTATCCTTCCAATTCTTTAATATCTTTCGAATATAATTGGCATTCTCCCTAACATCTTTTACCAATAAATCATCGGCCTCTTTTCTATTCTTTAATACATCAGTTGGTTTTACATTCTGTGTGTGACCATATCCTATCGTAACAACACCAACGCTATCCTTATATGCCTTATATTTTGGTTCTTTAACCCCACCTACCCTATTCTTTGGGTCACCTTCCCATTCCCTCAAGAATGGCCATATTTTTCCACTAACGCTCAATGTTGAACCATCAAGCTTTTGTTTCCCAGTTGATGATGGTTGACTTATCTTTTTTGTAAAATCAGTATCCTTTTTAAAATTAAAAGGATCGGTAACAAAATTCATCACACTATTATATGAATCACCTGATGTGCTTTTACTTGATTTTACATTCTTATTTTTTGGTTGACCATATACATAATCCTTAACCTTATCCCAAGTATTTGATATACCTTCTTCTATCATAACCTTTTTCACTATTCTAACCAAATCACTTTCAGTTAATCGTATAATTTTTTTCATATAATATTTTTAATATAAATATATCAAAAAAATATCCCCACTATAATGAATGGGGATATTAAATTAAAGTTTTTTATTAATCCGTTTTGACAACTCCGAAATTAATTCATCCTTGGTCTTTAACTTTGTAACAATTGGTGAGTTCTTTCCATGTATTTTTTGATACATCTCCCAATCCCAAATTGATTTGTTCTCTTTCATAGTTTTTTGATTTGTTAATTCATATAATCGACCCAATTTCTTAATCATCTTTGTTGCGGTATTTTTCATAAATCTTGCCTCATCAATATAAAATCTTTCATAATCATCTTTATATTTTTCAATCTTATTTCCATAATTAATAATATAATTATCTTTATCGTCATTTACCATATATTGAAACATAGGATTATTCCTACCTCTAGGATAAATGAAATTAACCATTTGTTCTTGCTTCCAATTCACAAGGTTAATATAAAATAATTCAAGGATACTATCAATAGCATCCTCTTCAGTATCAACATCCATACCAACCATATCCAAAATCTCATAAATTTGAATCATATATTTTTTTAATGATTCTTTTAAATTTTCCAATGAAAATTCTTTTGCCTCTTTTAATATTTTAAAAATCTCATTCTCAACAAAAAAATTATAAAATTCTTTTGATGTAATCTTTCCAAGATGAATCTCTGTTGCCAATTGTGTTGGTCTAACCAAATTCTCAATATGGTGAATATAATATGAAAGAAATAAAAACCTATTCAA